GCTTCTGCGATTCTCTTTCTTTCCTCTGCTTCCTTCTTCTCTTGTTCTATACGTTTAGTAGCTTCTTCTTCTAACTTCTTAGTAGCTTCTTCTTCTGCAGCTAAATTCTCTTCATACTTCTTTTGTAGTACTTCTGATGATGCACGAGAAGCTTCATCTATTTCTTTTTGTCCTACACCTAAGAACCTAGCAAACCTTTGGAAACCAGCAGCTGCTTTATCTAATAATTCTATAAAGAACTCAAAGATAGGGAATGCTACTTTCTCTATAAGTGCAAATACAGGTCCGAGTATCTTACCAAATGCTTCTGATGCTTTGTTTAATAACTCTTGTCCTCTTTCTGTTTTACTTAGGGATTCTCTAAAGGCAAGGAATAAACCTGCAAGAAGGGTAACCACTGCGATGATTGGGTTTGCTGCAAGAACTTTCAAACCACCATCTAATCCTTTTAAAGATTGTCCTACTAAACCAACAATACCTGGTTGTTCTGCAAGAGCATCTGAGAATCTACGAGAAGTTATCTCAGTATCTTCTAATTGTCTTTCTAAGGTGTTAAGTTCTTTTCTTAATCTTTTAAACTCTACCTTATCTCCATCTAACTTTGCTTTTTGTAATGCCTTACGAGTTTTCTCAATTACTGCACCAATATCTTCAAAACCTTCGATAGTTTCATCTAAGTTTTTATTTAGTTTAGCTAACTGGTCAGTACCTTTGGTATCAACATCAACAACTGCTCTGTATGTAGTAGTATTATCTGCCATTATAATCTCTTGAATAGATTTTTAACACCTTTCCAATCGTGAGGTATCTGATACTTACCTTTAGCAGTATCTACATCTTTGGAAACAGAGTAGAAATCATCCATCTTTAATAAATCTATTATGTTCTTTATCATAACTTTATAACAAGTTTAATCTAAACTATCCTTTATGATAGGTCCAAGTAATTGTAGTTTACAATCACCAGTCTTTAGGTTATAATCGTTTATCGCTCTTAAATGAAAGTGAGAACCTTTAAATAATACAATATCGTTTAACTTTAAATTGATAAACATATTGAAAGGTAAGTTTGCCTCACATTCTATAAATCTTGTTTTAGGGTTATATAATAACTCTATATATGTACTCCAATACTTTGTGTATAGTGTATCTGTTGGTAAAGAACCATAAGCAGTTCCTTCGTTAAAGAATAACATTGATTCAGATGTAGAATCAGGTGTTTCATCTACTGAACCACTTGAATAATGGTCAAAGTAAGGAAAATGACCTGGTCTACCTACAAATTGAGAAAACCTATCTTCAGATAATCTTTTTAAAACAAAAGAAGGTGATACTGTTTTTAACCCATTATAGAAAAATACTCTTGGGTTAACAGTTGCAGAATCAAAGTTCTCGTTTGATATAAAAGTTGGTATGTATAATCCTTGTGCCATAATTTTAACAATTTCCTAATGATGATATAATTTCTCCTGACCAATAGTTTACATAGAACAGATTACCATTTGAGTTATCTCTAACAACACTATAATAACGTAATGGTTGAGTTAATGCACTATCCCAATAAAGAACATCTCCAATTGCAAGAGCTCCACTTGATGTTGTATAAGCAACCCCTATAAACCTACCATCATTACAAATAGTTGTAGATGAGTTATTATAAGTTATAGCATGAGCATATGCTGTTGGTGCTCCAGTTCCAGTTCCACCTGTACCTTCAATGTATCTTAAAGGTGAAGAAGCAAATACAGGCATTATATCTATCTTACCTTGTGAGAACTGATTCTCTGTATCCTTGTATATAGATGCTCCATACTTTCTAAGGTTAACATCGTTAAAGTTTCTTGCAAGATAATCTTTACCAAGAGTATCAGTAAACTCTAATTCATTAACTGCTAGGTTATTAGCAGGAGTTACTTTAAGAGTTTTATCCATCTTAATGAATTGAGTTAAATCTTTGGTGTTACCTGATTTATACCAATCATTAAAAGTTTCTATCTCAAACTGATTAACGTTTAATTTTGATGGGGTAATTACAAGGTTGAACTTCTTCTGCAATCCTTTAATGAAATCTAAACAAGTGATACCATTCTCTCCAAATGGCATATTTCTTGGAATCTCCATCACTCTCCAATCAGCTGCAAAGTTTAGTTTAGTAACTTCTATATAAGATTCTGTATTTCCATCCTTTGCAATTGTGATATTAAAATCACCACTACCAACAATAGAATATTTTGCTTTGAATTGATAAGCACCTGCATCTATTACAGTTGGTGTATTATTTATCCAAGTTTCTTCAAGAGTATAAGATTTATCACCAATAGATTCCAACTGTGAATAAGTTTCTCTAAGATATTTGTTTATCTCATCTACATCTATTGATTCGGTATCACTACCACTAATCATAGCAACTTGTAGTTGAGGATAACCTAATCCTCCACCTGTGGTAGAACCTGATACTTGCATTTGTAATTTAATATTACCACTTAAAACATCTTTCTGTGCTAAGTTATAAGTTGCATTAGCAGACATTACAAATGATTCATCTGATTCTATATTATCGAACTCTAAAGTTGTATAAGTAGATGTATTTAAAACAATATCAGTAGTTGAACCTGAGATAGGTGATATCTTTACTTTACCATAAGTTTCTAAATCTACATCATCGAACTCTGCATATTGTTTGTTTCTATCACAAATCATGTAGATATTATCCCACATAGGTTGTGCAAAGAATGATGAAGTGTAGGTATATCCAAACTCTTCAAAGATTTTATCTACAACTTTCTTAACTCTAATAGCAGGTTTAAAATCTTGAGTAGTTAACGCACCATTAGAATTATCTATACCGAATTGTCCAGGTTGTGCTGATGCTTGGTAGATATATCCACTACCATAATCTGCAAGAGGATAAACAATATCACCATTAAATAAATGACCTGCCCATGAACCTGTTATAGCATCATAAGATGCTGTGTGATTATATACAGATAATCCACTTATATCTGTAAGAAAGTTTGTTTGTAAATCTCTTGAGAAGTTAGAAAGAGAACCATATAAAGAGATATCATAAGATTCTACTTTGTTGTTTACTACATTTACTGCGTTTAATTGTAGATAACCTTGAACTAACAAATATCCACTAATCTCAATATAACACTCTACTTTTTGAGATTCTTGAAACAAAAAGGGTGTATCAATATCAATATCGTAAGCAAGTTGAAAGAATGAGTTATTTCTTTTAGAGCCAGGTATAGTTAACTGCCTTGTAAAATCAGAGGGTAGTTTATCTATATCAAATAAACCTGTGGAGTTATTGGATACTAAAACTTCCTCATCTTGGAAAGTATCTAACTCAACATCATTCGCTATTATTCTAAAGAAGTAATTGGTCATTATAAAGTTAGTTTATAAGGTGTTGAGAATCTAAACTCAAATGTATATTGTATTAATTTATCTGCAACTTTTGTCTTAAACTGTACTGTGTTGTTTGTTAGTACAAGTGGTAAGAAGGTTGCAAATAAACCATCCTCGTATATTGTTTCTTGTGGTTTAGCAGTTACTAAATATATCTCATCACTTACCAACATTCCTTTGAAGAAATCGTTAAATTTTTCATCTATATAATCTGTGTTTACAGTAAGAGTTTCACTTCCTTCGGTATAATATAACTTATCACCTTTGAAAGTATCGTAGGTCGAATATAAAGGGGTTTCTAAGGCGTTCTGTTTGTATGATTTAACTTGAGTAGAGAATGATTTTCTACTAACTAACCCAAAATCAAATTGTTCAAAAGCACCATATCTGTTTTTAAATACAATTCTAACTGGATCATACTTCTTTTGACACTCATCTATTCTGAAATGAATTTTTTCACCAATTGGTTGGAACGATGAATCAGTTACCTGTATTGATACACCTTCAGGCCCTTGTGCTGACATTGAAGCAAACATAAAAGGTTCAATTAAAGTTTCTACTGCAATCTGTGAAGATGTTGTATATGAATCTGCAGTACCTAAAACTATATTATATCCTGTTTGTGTACCTTGCACTGGCCATTGTCTTATCTCTGCCAAATAAGTTTGTCCTTGAGTTGCATTATCTTTTAGATTGTAAACGGAAAAGTAATAAGGAATATCAAGATTCAATAAACTTTGTGTAGCATCATTAGGTATAGTACTTAGGATTGGATATTGTTCTACTGATTCACTAAATGGTGTAGTGGATGTTAAACCTTCATTACCTGTTCTTTCACCCCATAGGTTATAACCAGGTAAAGCAACAAAGTTATCCCAACCACTAACTGATTGATGTGATGTTGTTACATAAGTTTGTGTAGTTGTATTTAAGTATTTACCATAAAACTCTGCGGTGAACCAACGATTTGCGTGTATAGGTTCTATAAATGTACCTTGGTATATATCAGCAAGAGATGCTGTCATTGTAGAGTTTAGAATTGGTGATAAATCAAATATAGTACCAGGATTACCTGTATAATCTGTTACAGGAAACTTGTTTAGTATATATGAGGGTGAAGTAGGTTTATCTGTTGTAATATCACCTTGCCAAGTATATACATCACATACAAACTGATATGATGAACTTGTTGGAGCATCAGTAGTATCGTTTACTTGAAACATTACTGGTGATTCTACTAATGATGCCGTTGCTGGATAATTGAGTATAGTTACAGCCATTGGTTATATCTCGTTTTTTAACATATAACCAACAAACAAAGAAATGTATGTTATGTAGTATCTACCTTAACACCTGCTTTTTCCATCTGTTCGTTGATATTATTAAAGAAAGAATCTAACTTACCTTGAACTACATTGGTATTGATGTATTGGTCTAATGCAAACTTAAACTCAGGTGATTCTGCAGCAATCTCTGCAAAGGGTCTCTTACCCATTTTGTATGTACCATTGTGTACATACTTTCCATAAGGTGCTCCATTGGGTGCGATATCAAAAGAAAATACAATCTGTTCTGTGTTCTTATCTTTTCTAAAGATGTTAGATATCCTATTCTCAGAAGCAATAGAACTAAGTAATCTACCAGTCTTGTATGCTTTAGATGAACCTGTCTTATAGTTTTTATAAGGTACACCAGGATTGATTGCTTGGAGTGCCTTATCTTTATAGACCTTTGCTACATCTTTTAAACTCTTTTGTTTACCTCGTATTGCCATTAGTACCTCGGATATAATAAATCATCGTTATGTCTCATCTCATCCCATGTTAGAGATGCTGTATAGATTGCAGTTAAGTTAAAGGTTGAATCATCACCTAAACCAATTGCAATATTACCAGAAACAGGTCTATCTTCTAAACAATCATTCCATCCACTTAAAGATGAAGTTACATTTGTCATAAATCTACCACCACCAAATGATGGAGTTCTATCTTCATATATAAACAATGAGTTTTGAGATGCATTAGTATAACTTACAGTTCTGGTAGCTCCAGTACTAACTATACGTTCAAATGAATGAGTGTATGCACATAAATCAGTATCATAGTAAAGACTAACTAACTTTTTACTTGCAAATGGACTATAACCAGGCATATTAAAGGTAGTATTTGAATCTCTTCCGTTATATAATTCAGCATCAGGATAATAAGAACCAGTTCCTACATAAGTAACAAGTAAACCTGTTGAACCTGTTACTGGTCCTATTGATGCAACAACATATCCTGTATTATACCCTTCACCATCTTTTACTACTATTGTTGTACTTTCGTTGTTAAGGGGATTTACAAATGTAAATGGTTTATCTCCAATTGGGTCATTAACTTCTACTTCATATACATTAGCACTTGTTCTATTTCCATATGTTACACTATAATCAGAATAGTTTGTAGGTTGCCATGCAGGATAATATTGAGGTATATTTAATGATGATGAGTTAAAGTTAAATGTCAACGATTTATCATCTATTGTTTCATTTACAGTAGCCGAACCACTATAACCATCAACATACCAAAGTAATTCATTTGTGTTTTGGTTATAAGAGAACTGAGATATATGGAATCCTTGTCTTGGTACAAAGTCTCCTGCTGTATCAGGTTCTGTTACAATTTCTGTATCACCTACTCTAATTACAATTGCTTCATCGTAAGTTGCTCTATCACCTGCATACATACCAAATGATGATGTACCAAATGTTTCATCAGATATAAGTGGATATGAATTAGATGCAGTATCATATATTACGTTATTACTAAACCAAGTAGTTATAACTGATATTTCAGATTGTGTTGATTCTGTTTCTGTGCTAATATATGGGTGTAATGAAGAACTTATAACTTCTAACGAACCACTACCATCCAATACAGTAGTGTTATACTCCCATCCTTGTTCGTTTCCTAACGAAGCAGTACCTTCGTTCCATAAAGAATAAACAAGAGAACCTGTACCATCATATGAATCTTTAGAGTACATATCGTAGTATTGTGATAAACCTCTATAAGTTATAAAATCAACAGGTGATGTGTTTGGTTTCCACTTGTAGTTAATGATAACTACTCCACTACCACCTTCACTATTTAAATTAGATGCACCACCTCCAGCACCATATTGTGTTCCTCTTGAATCACCATTTAATGAAGAATCTCCTCCTCCACCTCTACCACCATCAGATGGTCCGCCTGGTCCATATCCTGCACCACCACCTGCGAAATATATAGGTGTTCCTAATATTGAAGATTGAATACCATCTCCACCTTTTCCACCTTTTGCAGTAAGTCCTGCAGAACCGGATTCTCCATTTTGACCAGCTCCACCACCACCACCAGCAGAACCTGTTGGTTGTGTTAGTGAACCACTCCAACCATTTCCACCTGTTGTTTGTGCATTTGGATTATCAGGTACTTTCCAAGATACATTATATGGAGGGAGTAAACTACTATTTTTATCTACACCGGCACCTCCACCCATAGAACCACTTACATCATTTGGAGCAGTTTGAATACCACCACTTGCTCCTTGTGCACCTTTATCTGCTATTATTTCATAATGAGATGCTGTAAATATTGTTTCTTCAGCGTAGTAGAATGGAGATTTATTACCACCTCTACCTGCTTGTATGTAGTAATCTCCTATTTCATTACAAAGTTGTAAAGTGGTTTCAATAACTTGTCCAGCACCTCCACCACCACCATATACCCAAACATCTTGAGGGTCAATTGGTCTAGCATCTACATATGCATCTCCTCCTGCTCCACCTCCACCAATTATTAAAACATTAGCATCGTTAAATCCGGATATTACTGAGAATGTTGCAAAAGAAGCTGTATTATCAAAAATATGATATTTGTATATCCATTCATTACCAATACCTGAACCACTAACGAATGTACCTTCTATACCACCACTTGCAGAAATAATACCAGGCTGTATTGGGTCACAATCATAATATGTGTAACAAGATGAACCTGTTGTGAAATCTACATTCTGGTCTTGGTACGATGTACTAAAAGATGCAGAAGGTAAGTAGTTAGAGTAAGGGATATCATCATCAAAATCATTTGAGAATGCACCAAAACGAGTTTCGAAGTAACTCTCACTATCATGGTTGTTGTATCTCGATGATGTAATGTAATCTTGTGATGATGTCCAATGTATTGTTGTATCAGGATACTTGTAGTATGGAAGAGGGTTAGTTCTTCCACTAGAACCACTTATATCGAATCCTATGTATATACCAGCAGGTGCTGATTCCTTACAAGGTCCACAAGTTTCCCATCCTTCGAATGGAACGTATGCTTTACATTCTGAACCTGTTGTAAATGTTACAGTTCCACTACCACTTGGTAATGAAGCCATTTGTTTTTCTGGTGAGAACTTATATTGGTCTGAACTACTAACAGGTAACTCTACCTCTCTCCACCATAGTTCAGCAGTTTTACTTCTACCACTTATGTACATATCAAAAGGTGTATCTAATGCACAGATACAAGCTTGTTTACCTGCAGGAACTGTAAGAGTTTCTATTCTTACTTCACCACAAGGTATAAAACTAAATGTACCTCCTGTTGCTCCTCCATCTATATAATGTAATTTACCACTTGTTAATTGTGAGCCAGTTAATGCATATGTTATAATTGCTTCACCTGGTGTTCCACTTGTATATCCTAAATCATCTATCCAACCACCTTGATTATATCCTGGAGGTGATGGTAAATCATAATTACTTAAAGGTATATTAGCGGTTAATCCATTTCCCCCAACTCCTTTTACAAAGTTTCTTTGAGAACCAGATATAAAAAGGCCTTGAGGTGAGAAAGTACCTAAATTTTCATAAGTAAATTGTCCATTACCTCCTGGTGAATAATCTTCTTCATATCCTCTAATGAACTCTTCTATTTTTACTCCACCAGTTCTAGTACTAGTACCAGCACCACCAGCTCCTCCACCTCCACCTGCACGAAGATTTGCAGGTACATTATCACCTCCATCGTTTCCTTGATTTCTAAAGGGATATTCTACTGAACCTGAATCTCCATTTGATGGAGAACATACAGAACCATCTGCACTATGACCACCTCCACCACCAGAACCACCATCTCCTGCGTTAAATGTTCTTATTTCGTAGTGTGGTCCTACTTGTCCACAATCATCGAATGGGTTAATAATCCACTCAGAATATGAACCAAATCCACCACCACCAGCTTTAATTAAAACAGAATCATAATCATATCTTGATGAGGTTGCAGAACCAGATGGTAAATCTGCATCATTGGCTAATCTAAATGGATATCTAAGTGTTGTATCTTCACCGTTTGAAAAAGTACCTTGATTGTTAAAATTAGTTGAATCAATAAATCCGTTTTGAAATCCACCTGCACCAATGGTGATTGGATATTTACCTGGTACAATTTGTAAAGAACCTGTTAGTTCTCTATCAGGGTTTATAAATAAAACTCCACCAGCTCCACCACCACCTGCACCACCTAACATTCCACCTGCAGGGTAATTTGGTGGGTTCTGAGCTACTGATTGTGATGGAATAAATCCTCCACTACCTCCACCACCTACCATGAAGAGTTGAGTAGAATCAGTACAACCTTGATGAACTTCAAACTCATATTGGCCTGTGTTCCATCCAAAGTAATGAACTCTACGAATCTGTGAACCTGTTATATAATCATATACAACATCTCCACCAGAAGCAGAGATTTCAGATGTTAAACAATCTTCTAATACTGGCTTTGGTATGTACATATCTTATAAATAATTTTTACCTAATACTCCGAACAATGCTCCTGTATCGAATGATACTAGTGTTAATACATCTATTGCTTCACTACCATTAGTAGTTTGTGGGTTTGATGTGAATGGGAATTTGATTGAACCTGTATCCCATGTTACTGAACCATAAGAAGCTCCTACATCAGAACCACTTGGTTGGTTTAATCTAACTGTAATAGTTTCACCACCATATATATTTTCTGCTGTGATTAAGTTATCACCTTCTTTTAAATAAAAATCAAAGAAGTTACCTAAAGAACAATCTATTGAGTGTGTATAATCATTAGGGTCTGTTGTAGATGATGATACATAGTGTACATATCCTTTTACAGAACCACTATAATAAGATGAACCAGTTACTGCCCATCCACCATCAATAGAAGCAGATGTTGTTACTCTTAAAGTTCCATCTAAGGTTAAAGAACCTGATACGAACTGTGAACCACTTTGTGTAGTATCTCCTAAGTGATTTACAGAACCTGTAAGTTGTTGATTACCAGTTTGTTGTGAATCACCACTTAAAGTAGTACTTCCATCTATTACAAGTGAACCTGTAATGGTTACATCACCATCAATTGATTGAGAACCAAAGAAGTTATTTGAACCTGTGGTTGCGTGTGTGTTAGCATCATTAACTAAATCTATAATTCTTGTATCTACCGAACTTGAGAACGGTTCAAATACTGATGAAGTCCAAGATGATTCTAATTTTGTATCTATCAGTATTGATTGTGAATCTAATTGATTTTGTACTGATTGTGTGTATGGTTCAAATACTGAACCTGTCCATAATGAAAACGAAGCAGTATCAATAACAAGTGATTGTGAGAATAACTCTAATGCATCTAATCTATCATCAACAGAACCACTAAAAGGAATAAACACAGAACCAGTCCAAGAACTTGGTAGTGCATCTTGTACGATTTGTTCTAATTGGTCCTCAACCGATGCTGAGAATATTAAGAACGAACCTGTATCTAACTTTTCGTTGATTCTTAAATCTGTATCTTTGGGGTTTCCTGCTAAGTAATGTAAGTTTGGAACATATACTGAACCACTAAATATTTGTGTATCTGATGGTTCATCACCTAAGATGTTTGAACCACTTGAGAAGATTACAGATGCTGATTCAGTAATTGTATGTATCTCATACGCTGATAGAGAACCACTAATGGTTACATCTCCTTTAAAATGTGTATCAATACCACTAACAGTAAAAGCATCCTTTAGAGAGGATGTATATAGTTCTATTGCATCTACTCTTTTATCATGGTCTGATGCAGTTGCTTCTACTTCATCTAATCTTAAATCAACAGATGCTGAATAAGTTTCTACATTTCCTATACCACTAATGGTAGAAGATGATATATCAGATTCTACAAACAAAGAACTTGTTAAGGTTACATTATAAGAACCTGTTTCTATTGATATACCAATCCCATTACCTAAACCATCTTGTAGTTGGAAATCAGATTGAGAGGCAAAACCTTGAGTTGAATCTGCAAAGTTTACTAACCCCTTATAGGATTGTGATATATATAAATTACTTAAATCACTCATATCTCTTTATTTTCTTTTTAAGTGTACTGCCACTTTCTTAATGCTTCATCTATATGTCCACCATCCCATCGTTCAGGAGTTGTACTCCATACTTTGGGAGATATCCAAAGTTCACAATTCTCACAAGTTTCATAATCCTCGTAAGGAAGAGCTAAAACAGGAAGATTGTAAAAATCCCAATCATCTCTACCTTCTATCTCTTCTAATATTTCAAAACATCTTAGATACTCATAAGATGTTAAATCTACTCTTGCGTTCGGTGTATATTTGGTACTGAATACCTGTCCTACCGAACCTGTTGTATTTAATACTGCATTGTATAACTCACTTGTTTCACAATCTTGTATTTTAAAATACTGCCCCTCAGGGGCTATCAAAAAAAAAAGACAACGGTTTTTATCGTTGTGACAAGTTAGGTTGAATGTTGCTGACCAACCAGCCAACCCATTATCAAACCTATCCACGAAGGGTTCACAACTGATATCACCGAATATCTCAAATCCCTCTACTTTATTTTGTGTGTATGATGTTAAATCATTTATTACTGCTAATGTATTAGCATGTATATCAACCACATCATCAGTGCCATAATAAGGAACTGATTGTTCATTCGTTCTCCCATCACTTTCGTTCTGTAATACTTTATGTTTATCTGCAACAATGAGTTGAATACGATAATCTGTTGTACTCTGTCCAAAGGTTGCATCTTGTATCATCACATTACCAACAGGATACTCTGGAAATTGCATATTATCTATTGAGAACACATCTCCTTGAGTTACATGAGAAATCGAAGGATGGTTCTTCATTATAGTTTTAAAGAAGTTAAGAGTGTTGTAATACAACGTAAAGTTTGTATCACCTTTCTTAACTATCTGTGCCTGTGCTGGTGTTTGTGATGGTGTACTCATATCTTATAAGTTTATTCCTCCAAAGTATTGGTTAGATTGGTCTGGATAAATCTGTGTTGTATCCCCAACCGATTGTAAATACTCAGGTATCTGTGATGATTTAGCTAATAGAAAATCTTGTAATCTTGTAGAGTAATATCCTGCATTATCTAATGCTTTACTCAATAGGTAATCTACTTCATTCTTTCCTGGTGATACAGATGTTTCACTAATGTGTTTTACTGCACCATTTGATTTGAATGAGATTGCACTGAATGGAATATACTCAACACATGAATACCAAATCAATGTTGGTTTTACATAATCTTGTACAAGTGTTTGATATATACCACTAAATGAATCACCTGCTTCTATATCATCTTGTAATTTATTGTAAAGAACAGTACCCAAAAGATTTAACAAGTATTTCTCTTGTGCAGTTCTTACAAAAGGTAAAAGTGCATCAGCATCAATTGCTCCACCAAGTGGTGTGTTCTTGATGATATCGTTTCGTGTTATGAATAATCCAAATGCCATAATTCTTAAATTTTATAAATCCTCGTAGTTTCTAGTGAAACCAAAATCTGAGAATCTTCTGATATTATCTTCTGATTCCATCTCAGTTGTTTCATCGTTCTGCATTGATTCATTAACCTCTTCTTGTACTGTTTCAATATCCTCTCCAGTATCTTCTGCTGTATCTGAAAGAATAACCAAAGGTGTTAATTGGTCAAAGTATAAATCTTGTTTACCCCATCCACCTTCTACCAATGCTTTATCTATTGCAGTTAGTATCAATTGTTGGAATGGTTGTATTGTCATTGTTTGGAAGATTGAGAATGCTGTTTTCATTTCTTCTGCTTGAGAAGAGAATCCATTTGCTGCAGTTCTAATACCAAACAATAAAGGTGATACGATTCTGTGTGCAACCAAGATTCTATCTTGGGCATATTCTGCAACGTATTGATACTTCTCGTGAAGGTTCTCAATAGGAATGGTATCAATGGTTGGTTTGTTGATTGCATCATCGTTAAATGATACCATAAACCTTCCAGCGTTTCTTGTACCACTAAACTTATTCTCTAACAATGATTCAATCGTCTGTCTTTCTTCAGGTGCAGGTACTCCGTTATTGAAGTTTACCATAGCAACTGGTAAGAATCCATTCTCAATATTGTTGAGGTGTAAGTTAGATAATTCTGCTTCTGTAAACGAGTATTGTAATGCAGATATCCAATCTGGTAAGGAGTAATAGTATCTGTTTGGTTCGTACTCTTTAATGAAAAGAATTTCTCTTTCTTCTGTTGAAGTACCGAAAGAAGGAATACGAATCTTTTCTTTTTGTTTTCTTGTATCGTTCCAATCAGTACAATAGTAGTAAGCTTGTACTTTAGTTACACCATGTAATTTCTCTGCACGAAGTGTTTGAACAGGAACGTGGAATAATTTAGTAATCTTTGTATGTTCTTTATTCCACATTACTTGGAAAGCAGCATTACCATAGAGTTTGATATCAAAAGAAACTCTTCTTAAATCTTCTGCTGGTATTAACTTTGCAAGTGTATCTTCGAACTCTTCGTTATCTGTAATTAATCCTTTACCATATATTAAATCTGCTACACCTTCTATACAAGCTGCATTAGTTGTAGATGTATTATATGCTTCTGTTAACATATCATAGTAGTCATCTTGGTGGTGAATACCAACAGGTACCCATTGATATCTTGTTTTGATATCTTCTGTTACAATTGGTACTTCCTCCCTTGTAAAGTTTACCACAGAAAAGTTTTGTTGTTGTTTCATAATACTATATAATCATTATCTGTTTCATAAGATACATACCCATCGTTTTGAGTATTATATACTGTCTTATCTATTGACTGTGATGCATATACTTGGATACTACCTCTCCATATTGAACCACTAACTGTATCAGTTAAAGTTGCCAAGAACTCTTGTGCCGTTCTTACCGAACCTTCTAAGGATTGTGAGAACGTTAAAATGTTTTCATAGGGATTGAATGAATACGAACCACTTAAATCATATGATGAGGTTGTATGTGTCATCATATCATATAAATCTAAAGTAATGGTTGAACCACTACCTGTATTCTCTGTTCTTACTACGAATTCGTTCGATTGGGATATGTAATAACTAAGCATTATCTCCTTATTATCTCGTTTTAACTTATAACAATCTCAACAGAACTTATAGTAAAAAGAAAACCCCTCTCACTAAGAGAAGGGTTTTTTATTTAAAAGTGTATCTTCTGATATACCGTTAACTTACGATGCTACTATCGTTGGTGCAGTTACTAACCCAGCGAATGGGTCTGTTGCAGTTGCTCCGTTTAGGAATGCTGCTGGTAACGCTTCTTCACCGGTGAACGTCATTGAATAACCATAAAGGTCTCCAAGTGCTGCTCCAGTCTGAATTGTACCTGCAGTTAAATCTGCTCCATTTACTTCACCTACTAATAGTGCTTCTCCGTTCTTAGTATGAACGATGATTTGTGGTCTACCATAAGCTAACAACTTCAACTGAGTTGTCATCTCGTTAGTTAACTTTTTCAAGTTAACAGTCAATTCTTGTGAAAAGAAAGTAGTTCCATTTTCACGAGATGAGTTTACAGTCTCAGTATAAGCAGAAGTACCTTTTAGTTCATATTTGTACACAGTATATCCAGCCAAGTCATCAACTTCACCGTCTGTGTTTTTATCGAAAGAGCCTGAAGAGTAATTAATAAAATAAACGGCTTGTAAACCACCTATTGATTCTTTACATACTTCTTCTCTTCCTGATGTTATTAAACATGCCATATCGGTCTCCTGTTTTTAAATGTTAAACTTATGTTATAGTAGGTTAAATGCTGCTACTTCATTGGTAAATCCAACTGCAGTTCCAGCAGTATATCTCATGATTACTCTAAAGTTTTGTGAACCATCAATGTCAGCCATATCTAGCACACGCACTTCGTTATAATCACTTAGAAGTCCTGTCCCAAAGTGGAAGTTGGATTTCTGTCCAGCGATAATTGTGTTATCACTCATACCAGGTGAATGAATCAATTCGATTCCTTGGAAGTTAGATGGTTTCTCACCTACGTTTAATTGGCTGTTAAATGAACCAACGTTTACAATACCTGATTGAGATGATTGCCATGCTTTCATTACTTTAGTACCTACATAGATTACAGTATCTTCTTTACCATATACAGTTGATGGAATAGCATCAACAACACCAGTAAGAATATCTACTACGTTATCTTTAGATACAGCTCCATTTGGCCATACAGTTGAACCAGAAATTGCTGGTTGGAATGATGTAGCTGAACCAGATGATGCAGCAACTACTGTTTCAAATCCTATAAAGCTACCATTACCAATACCACCTTGCCAGATTGAAGTTTCAGTTGCTTCTGCAACTTTACCACCTACATAAGAAATTAGGTAATCAGTAAAGTTTCTTGGGATTTCATCAAAAGCAGAATATCCTAAAGATAATGCTTCCCATGAATCTAAGAAGTTTTGCTTACATAATTCTAAGTTTACTTGCAATTCTTTTGGTTCTAAGATAGTTTCTGTAATTGCTACAGAACCAGAAGTTGCAAAATCACATGATGCATCTTGTACGATACCAGATACATCTAATTTTTGAATCACCTCTTTGTATTTTACATTCGGGTGAATCTCTACGTTTCCTTGGTCAAGTGTTTTTGCACTTAACAACGCTGCTGCAATATAATCTGAACTAGCTTCTCCAGCATAAGTTGAGGTTACAGTTGGCAACGCAAAGTTTTGTTGTTTTCTCATTTTTTCTCTCTAATTAATTAGTTGTTATACATTCTTGAAAGAACAGATGAATGATAGTTAGGAGTAAGTTTCTTATTAGCTACTTTACTAAACTTAGATGCTTCAACAGGTGCTCCATCAAGTTTTTTAGCTTCTACTTCCTTCTCATCTTCTTCCTCTAGTTCCTCTTCAATAGTTTCTTCTTGTGCTTCTTCTAGTTTCTTTTCTAACTCATCAATACGATAAGCCATCTCTTCTACTTTCTTAGCAACATCTTCTAAGTTGATAGTGATTTCATCTTCACCTTCTTCAGTTACTTCTTCTTCGAGTTCTTCCTCGTCAGTTTTCTCTAAAGCCTGTGGGATATCTTCATCAACTTCAATAGTTTCTGCTGACATGTCCTCTTCTTTATCATCTCCGTGTTCTTCAAGTTCTACGTTTTCACGTTCTTTGATGACACCTCCCTCCGTAATGATTTTGAAACGAACAGTTTCACCTTCAGCACCGGTGAGTTCTAATTCGTGTTCTCCATCTGGTGCTGGTGTTTTTGTTCCATCTTCTGAAACAACTTCAACAGATTCACCTACATCGAAAGTTGGAGATTCAAGAATAGTACCATCTGCAAGTTTTGCGTAAGCAAGTTTTACATCTTCTTCGTTCTTTAACGATAAAAGTTGCATAATCCTACCTAATACTGTGTTTGAATCCATAATTATCTCTCGTTTTTAAATTTAACCTTATAACAAATAAGGTTGGGTTTATAGTAATTTTTAATTTATTTGTGACCAACTAGTACCATTGTGATAATACAAGTTAGAAGCTGATACTGCTAATTGACCAGTAGCACCTGTTGGTAGAGGGTCTTGTGCTGGTAATTGAACTACCGAATTAAACTCTACTGTTCCTGTTGGTGAATTTATACTTGGTGTAACTAGTTCTTCTACTGCTTGAAGTTGAGTAGCTTCTATTGGGTTACCTTGTTCTAATATTAAAGAACCACTAAGGATGGTGTTATTAGATATAGTTAGGGTACCTGTTGATGAAGCTATAGCTGGTGTAACTAGTTCTTCTACTGCTTGAAGTTGAGTAGCTTCTATTGGGTTACCTTGTTGTAAGATTAAAGAACCACTAAGAATAGTGTTATTAGATATAGTTAGAGTACCTGTTTGTGAAGTTATAATTGGTGCAACAAGTTCTTCTTCTGCAACTACTTGAGTTGCTGAAATTGAATTGTTAGCTTCTAAGTTAACAGAACCACTAATATCAACATTGTTAAATATAGTTACTTTTCCAGTTGTTGAGATTATAGATGGAGTAACTAATTCATCATATGCTTGAACTTGAGTGGCTTCTATTGGGTTACCTTGTTGTAAGATTAAAGAACCACTAACAACAGTATTCATCCCTAAAGTTATAGTTCCTGTTGGTGAAGCTATACTTGGTGCAACCAATTCTTCATATGCTTGAACTTGAGTGGCTTCAATTGGGTTACCTTGTTCTAATATTAAAGAACCACTAATAATAGTGTTATTTCCTATCGTTACTGTTCCTGTTGGTGAAGCGATATTTGGTGCAACTAACTCTTCTGCTTGAAATTGAGTTGCTACTACTGGGTTACCAGATTGGACTTGTATTGAACCACTAACAACAGTATTGTTAAATATAGTTAGGGTGCCTGTTGGTGAAGCGATACTTGGTGTAACAAGTTCTTCATCTGCAACTAGTTGAGTTGCTGAAGCTGAACCAGTTACTACTAATCCTCCACCTAATCCAATTTTAGGTCCAATATCTAATATTCCCTCATGTCTTAAAGTACCATAAGTTTCAATATCAGGATCTCCAAGATTAACTAAACCTTGTGAGTTTACTTTTAATTTTCTACTACCTGATGCAAATATATCTAAAGGAGTTGTTCCACCTAAAATATTTACTGATGTTCTAAATCCTTTGTCTGCTACAATATTACTACCAAAATGAACTGAAGCATCTCCTCCTTGATATTCTGCAGAAGATGAAATATATTGGTAGAATAAAGGTACTAATGGTGTTCTTGGAGTAGTATATTGTGGTCCTGTTGCAACATATACACCAACTGTATCATAGTATGAAGAATCTAAACTATATCCATACGAAATAATTCTTGATGGAGTACCTGATATCCATAATGAGGTATCGTTATTATCTGAATCTTCAGACCTACCCCATAAACCAGCACTTGTAAATTTAGTTAATGGAAAACTATCCACATTACTTTGAATACCAATTGAATCAGTACCTATTGTAGCAAGATTATCCTCATTATCTCTTACATATATTTTAGCTTGAGTTCTATCTGATTTTAGATACATAGAACCTGTTAATTCTAATCTTCCCTCACCTTGTTCAGCTGATGATGAGTTGTATAATGTTAAGATATCCTGACCTTGTTTCTGTATTGTAAATGCCTTAAAATCAGTATTTGATGTTTGGTCATTTATTGTTTGTGGTTCAGTAAATGTATTAGCTACGTTTGTATAAGCAACATCACTACCTAAAGTTAATCCACTACCATCACCAACGAAAGAACCTGTAAAGGTTGAACCTGTTACATCACCTGATGCACTTATATTACCTGATGCGGTTACATCACCTGTTACTTGAACTGATGTTGCACCTCCACCTAATGCTTGTAATTGTATAGGATTGCCTACTATTCCAGTAAATCCTCCGTTTACTGATACAAATGAAGAACCGCTTGAATGTCCTAATACTATATAAGATGCAGCCCCACTACCAGTATTTGCATTGTATATACCTACTTGACCAGATTGACCTGTAAAACTAATTCCATTACCTGCTTCTCCCCAAGAACCACTAATTTTATCTCCACCATAGGTACTGATACCTCTAATAGATGAATTAGTAAACTTATCTACACCATTAAATCCACCTTCTATGATTACTGGTGATGAATCTCCAGGACCTGATGTTACTGTAAATGCTGTTGAGGATGGGTCATCAATTGTTACTGACCCACTAATTATTTGGTCACCATTAAATGTATTTGAACCAGTAGTTGCTACTCCTACTGGTACGGCTCCTGAGAATGATGAGGTTGGTATTGGTTGAGCAACTCCATCTATATCTCCTACCCATGCATATCCTTCTTGTATATTTGGAACATCATTACTTCTACCACTACCTAATACTAATATCTCTCCTTCTGTTGCATTTGATTTTACACAAGTACCAATGTTCTGTATTAAAGCAGAACCTGTTGGTTTAGTTGAAGTTAAAGAACCATCTCCATTTACATATACTGTAGCTCCTGGTGTAAGGTTAGAAGTATTAACACCTCGTATTCTACCAGTTAAGATTACTTCTCCTACTGCATTATTTGAAATTGCTTCTTGAGTAATACCAATTGCTGGCATTAGGGTTGGTTCATCATAAGAAGCTGTATTAATGTTTATCTTATCACCAGTTACACCTGATGAATGTACTGCATATCCTTTAGGGATATCATGACCTGATGTATTCTTTGCAAGTACGAATATTTCATAGGCGTTATCTGAAATAATTGCGTGTGATGCAGATAATGCGTTATCAGCATATGAAGCTGATAAAACAGCTGAACCAGTTAATGCAAGTGAATCTGCTATATCACTATTGAATTGTCTGATATCAGCAGGTGTGATTTCTTGTGATGTGTTGTCAGGAAACAGAAAATTACTCTGTGATATTAACCCTTGTCTATCTAATTGACTCATATCTTATCTCTATATTTAATCTATCAGTATATCAAAACCACTTGAGAATCCACTTGAGAATGCTCCTGTCTCTACTGGAGGTATTGCATTGATTCTACCAATTCCTTGATTGGTCAAATACCCATCACAACATCTTACCGAATATGTGTTGGAATTTAAACACAAACAACCTCTACGAGAGTTTCTCGGAGAAGAGTGTGAAAGAGTAGGTCCAATATAAAGACCAGATGCTCTGTGTTTTCTAAGTTTCCTTGAATATGACATTATTCTTTTATACCTATAACAAACTTAACGAGGTTTATATTTGTTCATATGTTCCTTATGGATAAGTTTTTCCATTAAGGCTTTATCAGATAGGTATGCGAGGTAGAGTAAACATTCCTCTAAGGGTTTACGAGTTATCTCATCAAACTTTAAGATATCTTCTCCTGCAAGTTGGACAACTGTTGAATAGCTTCCCCACTTTCTTCCAAAATTGACTTGATGTTGGGTGATATCTCCATCTGGTTCTTCAAAGAGTTCAGGGTACCTTTCACTAAGTCCTTGTATAAACGAATAAAGAAAAAAAAACAGCCAAAGTGAAAATCCATTCCCACATCCCACCATTTATCTTCATCCCATGGTTCTACTCCATTGTATTGTTCTATCTCATAGAGTGCTCCTTTGGTTTTCTTTATAGGTCTGTATAAGATAGATAAGATAGTTGGCCATTCATTATTGAGTTGTATATTCTCAAACTTAGAGATATCCAAGTATGCTCCATAAGGCATTGTACTCAAGTTAGGTTCAAACCCATACTCAGTATCACCAATGGTTATTCTTCGTTGTAAAGGATAATCTGTCTTTCCTAAGAGTTTAGTTAAATCTTGTCTGATATTTGATATAACATCACTATCTAACTCTTTAACCATATCAGGAGTTATTCCTGTCAGGTTATATACCAAGAATGCATCTTGTGCTTCAGTATCACCTTCGTGAGTATCTAAATCTTTTTGTAATTGAATATATTGTTTTAGTGATATTGCACTAAAATCATTGGGTACTGTTATCTCTATCTGTTTCTTCATAGTTTATATCTATAATATCTTTTGGTTGTTCTAAATCTGATATCTTCATGTTCTGATATCCTATGTGAGATTTAAGTTGGAAGTTCTCACCTCTTTTCTTTATCACCTCACCATTCTTTAACTTGAGTTGAGCTTGTAAATCTTCTATATCGTTCTTTAGTTTGTTAACATAGTTGGATAACATAATGATATCCATATACAAATCTTCTCTACTTTTCTCTGTAAACTCTTTTGGTATTTGTTGTGCCATTACTTAAATGTTAGTGTGTATTTTCCTTTGTTCTGTTGTTTGATTGATAATCTTGACATTGCAACATATCTTAATCCATCAATCAAGTGGTCTAATCCACCTTCGGGTTTATCTAATGCAATCCCATACTTATCTGTTGCCCATTGGTAAGAATAAAGTTCGTTAATTAAGTTCTGTGAACTTCTTGGTACACATATACCATAGTTCTGTAATACTCCTATACCGAACTTAATTGAATCAGGTCCTTTCTTTACTGGTTTAATATTGAAACCACTTCTGTATATTTCTTCTATCAACCTTGGTTCTGCTGAATCTGCCCATATCTCTGTGTTACCAACATTTAGTTCATCAAGTTTATCTATGATATCTTTGGTTACCATACCTTTTTCATATAGTAACTCTCTAACATATAACATATCACCTTTCTTGTGAACTGCTACCAAAGCAGTTGGGTCATTGGAAAATCCAAAGTCAAGACCCATTGCAATCAATTCTTCTATTGGGTTATCATCTACTATTTGGAATGTAAAGATTGCTCTATCGTTAGGAGCAAACTCACCTTTACCATAGATTGCCCAATACTTTGGATTCTTCCATTCTAAATCCTCGATAGCCTTAACCATTTCTTGTGGTAAGTAAGGATTATCTTTGTAGGTAGTTACAAATCTTTCTACATCATCTTGTTCTCTTAACCAATGGTAAGGTGAAACAGTTGGGTTATAAGCTAAAACTATATTGCCTTGACAACGAATAGAAAGTTGGAAGTAACTTTCCTCATCTATCTCGGATGCTTCATCGATAAATAGGACATCTGATTTAACCCCTCTTAACTTCTCAGGATCATCTGTATTGATAAACGATAAGGTAGAACCATTCCCAAAAGAAAAAATCCTGTCTGAGATGTTGTATCTATCTGTTTCCCAAATTCCAAGTGTAGTAAGGATATCCTTGAAATCTTTAATCACAGAACGTTTAAGGGAAGGAACAGTTCTTCTTACCACAGTTACATCTAATCTCTCTTGTAAACAACGAACAATCAACCATTGGAGTATCGCATATGTTTTACCCGAACGAGTACCTCCAATATGTTGAGTTATTCTCTTCTTAGCGTTAAGAAGATTATCAAAAGTTACAGTTGTATCAATGGTTATCTTCATCCTTCAATTTGTTCGTCCGAACCACTCCTATTGATGTTAACAGTTATCTGTTGTATTCTCTGGTCTATCTCTGCTCTCATCTCTACCGATTTTTGTTTAGGTACAATGTATTCTAACAATCTTAGATAAAGTTTTGCAGCCTCTGTGGGGTTTTCCTTCCTAATCTTCTCTAAATCCTCTGAGATGTTGTTTAAACCTTGATTTGCAACACGAGCAATAGTTAACTTTGCCTGTTCAGTACTTCTGTTCAGTGCTCCTTTTGGTCTCCCTTTACCTAACTTATTGTTTTTCTCGAATGGCATGTTTTCGTATGTTATTTAAACATATAACAAAGATATATAGATATATTAGTAAAGAGTGTATTGAACTAATAACTCTTCTCCTTCACTTATCTTTCTAATACTATGCAAAGTTCTTATTGTCAACCCTTCTTTTATTATACAGTTAGGATTATCTGAATGATTGATAAAACCTCCTAATGGTGTTCTAATTATCTCATCTTCTATCCAATGGTGTGTTATACCAAATGAATGATTATCGTTTATCTCAGTTGTTGTAAATAACCCCAGTCCATCTATATTAGATTGTTTTATGGTTACTTCATTTGGTAAAGGTCTATATGTACCTTTAAAATCCTTCACTTCTATTGATGGTCACCTTCTCTACGAAGTTCTTTCAACATTCTATCGTTTTCTCTGATAGCTTCTTGTTTTTCTTTTCTACGTTTAGTAGTAGGTTTGATGTACTCTTTTCTTTTCTTTAACTCTTGTATATGTTCTGATTCTTTT